AATCGTGAGGCTTTGGCAACGGTTGTAGCTTATGTGGTAAAAATGGGCCCACAATGTTATAACGATAAGTCAAGGTATGGAGAAAAACCCTGGTGTCAAGAAAAACAATGGGTTTTAATAGGGCGTTACTCTGGCTCTAGGTTTAAATTGGAGGAAGGTGCAGAGGTTCGCATCATCAATGATGATGAAGTGATTGCCACCATACTCGATCCAGATGACATAGTGAGTTTATAATGAATGAACAAGAAAACACTCAAACAATTCAGCCAGAGGTTGAAGAGCTAGAGGTACAGGTAGTAGATCAAGTTGACGAGCAAACAGGACAATCTGTTTCCTCAGATGATGAATTAGAAAATTATACGAAAGGCGTTTCTAAAAGAATCAACAAGCTCAACGAAAGAAATAGAATGGCAGAAGAAAAAGCTGCAAGACTTGAACAAATGCTGGCCCAGAAAGAAATGGAAACAGCAAGCATGTATCAAGTGCAACAACAGACTAGAGATCAGTTGCTTGTTAAAGAAGAAGAGGCACTTGTGGCCAAGGTAAACCAAGCAGATGACTTGTATAAGAAAGCTATACAAGCTGGTGACGCTGAATTGATAAGCAAAGCTGATACGCTTAAAAGCGATTTAAGTATTCAAAAAGAAAAACTTAAAGTAGCAAAAAGCCAAGCCGAGCAACAAAATTTTCAAAATCCGCAAGCCGTGCAACAGCCAATGCAACAGGCAGTGCAGCAAAATCAAGAAACACCGCCAGCAACCAGAGAGGCAAAAGCCTGGCATGAAAAAAATTCTTGGTATGGCGATCAATCTGATCCAGATAATTGGCAGGCATCGCAATTTGCATATTTTACGCATTACAATTTAATTAACGAAGGTTATGAGGCAGACTCAGATGAATACTATGAGCAGCTTGATAACCGAGTATCAAAAGTTTATCCAGATCTAGTATCTGGGCAAAGTGTCGAGCAATCAGAAGGTAGACCCGCTGTGCAAAGAGTCGCCTCCACCTCTGTCGGAGGACGACAAAAAACACAAGGCAAAAAGAACGGTGTAACTTTTTCTAAAACGGAAGTTGAGCGTCTCAAAGGATTGAAACCACACAATATGTCGGAAGACGCGTGGTTAAAATCTGTTGCTAAAGAAAAACAAAAAATAGCCAACAGGGAGGCAAAATGACCGAAGAACAAGACAACACTACCAGAAAATCCCGTGAATCCGAGAATCACGCTAATAACACTCGAAGAAAACCATGGACGCCAGTAAGAAAACTTGAAACTCCAGAACCACCAGAAGGATACGAATATCGTTGGATAAGAGAATCCATGTTGGGCCAGGAGGACAGAAGTAACGTAAGCAAAAGATTGCGAGAAGGTTGGGAACTTGTAAGAGGGACTGATTTACCACAAGAATTTGCATTGCCTACTTTGGACGAAGGAAGACATACTGGCATTGTATATAATGATGGACTACTTTTAGCAAAAATTCCTGTCGAGACGAAACAAGAGCGTAATGCTTACTATGAGTCTCAAACGGCTAGAACCAAAGAGGCATTGGACAATAACGCGTTTAATGAATCCAGAAGGGACAGTCGCTATGTACAGTATGATGCAAAAAGGGAGTCTAACGTTACTTTTGGGAAAAAGTAACAACCACAACAATAGGAGAATTTTAAATGGCTAATAAAGATAGCGCATTTGGATGCAAACCTGTTCGTATGATGGGTGGAGCACCCTATAACGGTGGACAATCACGTTATAGAATTGCAAGTGGAGCTACAACACCTATATTCCAAGGAGACTTGGTTACTCAGCTTACAGCTGGGGTTATAGGAAGACACGCCGCGACTGGAACCGTTCCAATTGTCGGAGTGTTTAATGGTGTACGTTACACTGACCCAACCACAGGCGAGCAAGTTTTTAAAAACTACTATCCTGGCAGCGTTTCTGCTAGTGATATTTTTGCTTACGTTATTGATGACGCAAACGTCATATTTGAAGTCCAAGCAGACGATACCTTCCCGGTAGCGGATCTGTTCGGTAACTTTGATGTTGTCGAAGGCTCACCAGTAGGCGACACTAAGTCTGGAAGATCTAATGCAGAGCTAGACGTAACAACCGGTGCTACGACCGCAACGTTACCGCTCAAGTGTATTGACATCTCCCAGGATCCCGATAACGATGACGTAGCATCATCCAACACCAATGTACTATGTGTGATTCAAAACCACATCATGGGACAAAAAGGTGCTGGCTTAGCATAAGGAGTAAATAATGGCTATATCAAGAGCTCAGCTAGCTAAAGAGCTAGAACCAGGTCTAAATTCATTATTTGGTCTTAACTATGATGAATACGATCGTGAATACGAAGAAATCTTCTCTATAGAAGATTCAAGTCGCGCATTTGAAGAAGAGGTATTAATTACCGGTTTCGGATCTGCGCCTACGAAAACTGAGGGTCAAAGTGTAAACTTCGATCAAGCATCTGAAAGTTTCAGTGCGCGTTATACCCACGACACAGTGGCGTTAGCGTTTGCTTTAACAGAAGAGGCTATCGAAGATAATCTCTATGACTCTTTAGGAAAAAGATATGTCAAAGCATTGGCGAAATCTATGGCTAACACCAAAGAGATCAAAGGTGCGGATGTGTTGAACAACGCTTTCTCATCCAGTTTTACTGGCGGAGATGGTGTTTCTCTAATTAACACTGCTCACCCACTTGCTGGTGGTGGAACAGCTGCTAACAGAGCAACAACTATGGCCGACCTTAATGAAACTTCATTAGAGGACGCTTTAATTGACATCTCTACTTTCACAGATGACAAAGGATTAACAATCTCTGTGCAAGCTGACAAACTAATCGTGCCACCACAATTAGTATTTGTTGCTGACAGAATTTTAAATTCTAATCAGAGAGTAGGAACATCTGATAATGACTTAAACGCTATTAAGAACACTGGTGTTCTTCCTGGCGGTTATTCAGTAAATCATTATCTAAATGATCCGGATGCTTTCTTCATCTTAACTTCTGTAACAGCACAAGGCGAAGGCCTTAAAATGTTCCAAAGAACTGGCATGGAAACTTCCATGGAACCAGACTTCTCAACTGGAAACATTCGTTACAAAGCTCGTGAAAGATATTCGTTTGGTTTCTCCGATTGGAGAGGCGTATATGGATCACAAGGTGCATAACTCGAACGTTTAGAAATACCGTTTATAACTCAAGTATTTCAAATTAAGGGCCCTCCAGGGCCCTTTTTTTTGGCCTAAATTAATTACAAATTAAGTGTATAAATTGTTGTACTTTTGTGCATAATTGTGCATAATAGGTATGTGGGAATTGAAATTAAAAATAAAAAAACGGAGAAAAATATGACTGTCAATATAATTGAAGAAATCAACAAAGCTGGCTTTACAGCTTTCCAACACCCTGGAGAGGGTATCAAGATCAGCTGCGAAGACGGCAAAGACGCTGGGATCTACTACCCAGATGATTGCCCGGAGTTTGACATCTACGACCAAGATCCCTGGATCAACCCAGAGGTTGTTAAAGTCTGCAAAGACAATGGTTACGAAGTTGACTGGCAAGATCCTGGTACTTTAACTGTTTACAAGGAGGTGGCGTAATGACTATGACTAGAGAATTTTATATCCCAAAGGGATCTAAAGAAATAAAGGCTGCAAAAACAGACGCGGTAGCTTACGTTGAGGATTGGGAGTGCGGGACCAAGTACACGGCCATGGTGTTCGGCGGCAAGAGATCTAAATATGACAAGTATTACGGTTTCAAAAACAAAGAGGCCAGAGACAATTATGTGATTAAGTATTTCACAGATCAAGAAAATGCAGCTCTTGCTAAAAAGAAACGTGCTGAACAAGCGAAAACGCAAGCCAAAGAAAATCAAGCAAACTACCAAGTGGGTGATATTCTTGTTTCAAGTTGGGGTTACGATCAAACCAACATTGATTATTACCAAGTAATTGAGAGAACAGCTAAAATGGCCACCATTCAAAAAATTTGCAAAGAGTTTTTAGATTCTGGTTATCCTAGCGAAGATAAAGTGATCCCTCTTAAAGATTCTTTTGTTGGCAAGCCTAAGAAAAAGAAAATTGGGACTTACGGTATTACGATAAGCAGTTATGAGACTGCAAGTCTTTGGGACGGCAAACCCGACTATGAAACTGCTGCTGGTTGGGGTCACTAATGATTAAAAAAATATACCTTGATATGGACGGAGTTTTAGCCGACTTCGTTACAGCTGTTGAGGGCCCCGACTATTTGAACGGGCCCTTACACGGCGAACAAACCTATGACGATCGCAAGATCGAGTTTACCAACAAGCGTTTGTTCAGAAATATGCCACCGATGCCAGGCATGTTAGATCTAGTTGCCTATGTCAAAGGATCTGGTTTGCCCTGGGAGATCTTAACTTGCTCTGGCGAGATCAACAGACCTTTGGTTGTGACTGACAAGATCGCCTGGACCAAACAATATGTAGATCCGCACGTTGTGGTTACGTCTACACTCAAAGGCAAACACAAAGCAATTTTTGCAAGACCTGGACATGTGTTGGTTGATGACAAGAAATCAAACATTGTGGCCTGGGAAAATGCCGGCGGCATTGGCATCTTGCATGAAACTCCTGCTGGTACTATCAAAAAATTGCAGTCTCTTTGAGTTGCTAAAGTAATTCCTTAGTAGTATCATTTTCTAAATATATTTAATTAGCTTGATGAGGGCCGGTTTACCGGTTTCCATTAATACAAACAAAGGAGTTCATAATGGCTAATCCACATTTTCAAAACCAAATCCAATGGGCGGGTAATACCGTTGCAACAAAGGCAAAAAAAGATCAACCGATGTTTATGCCTTATCCATCCGATCAAACACACTATGGTTATTTCAATGACTTTATGGTGTATACAGCGGGTGATTGGACAATCACAACAACCGAGGATGGCACGGGATCCGCAACTGAGGCAATTACTTCTGGTGCTGGTGGCCAGTTTTTAATTACTAACGCGGCTGGCGATAACGATGCTGACTTTTTTAACTTAAAAGGCGAATCTTTCTTAATTGACGGCACAAAAAGAGCTTTCTTTTCAGCAAGATGGAAAGTCAGCGATGCAACACAATCTGACATAGTTATGGGTCTGCAAATCACAGACACAACACCATTAGCAGCAAGTGATGGCATCAACTTTAGAAAAGATGATGGCGATGCACTGCTTGACTTTGTAGTTGAGAAAGATGCAACTGAAACTTTAACAGCAGGCGTAGCTACTTTGGCAGACGATACGTTTATTACAACATCGTTTTTCATAGATCCAAACGCAGCATTGGTTTATTACTCAATTAACAACGCAGAGCCAGTTGGAGTGGTCAACACCAATCTTCCAGATAACGAAGAGTTGACAGTATCTTTTGGTATTCAAAACGGCGCAGCCGCAGCGAAAACCATGACTATCGATTACGTCACAGCTATCGTAGAGAGATAAAATGGCAGACGCAGTAACATCTCAAACAATCCAAGACGGTGAGAAAACCGCCGTCTTGAAATTTACAAATGTTTCGGATGGTACCGGTGAAAGTGCAGTCAAAAAAGTAGATGTTTCAGCATTAGCTAAAAACAGTGCAGGCCAAACCTGCACCAATGTTTCAGTAGCTAGGATTTATTGGGCCACGCGTGGGATGGGAGTAAATCTTGAGTTTGATGCTACAACAAATGTTCTTTTAACTGGGTTACCAGCAGATAGCACAGGTGATGAATACTATGATTTATTTACAGCAATACCCAATAATGCGGGATCTGGTGTAACTGGAGACATAGATTTGACCACTGTCGCACATTCGAGCGGTGATACTTATTCAATTATATTGGTTTTGAATAAGAATTATTAATGAATGGCAGCAACAAAGCCTAGGAAAAAAACTAATCCTATCAAAAAAACGGTAGGCAAAGGCGGTAATTACCGAAAAACCAAGTCTGGAGCAGGAATGACCAAAAAGGGCGTTGCTGCATACAGAAAGGCAAATCCTGGATCTAAGCTGAAAACTGCCGTAACAGGTAAGGTAAAAAAGGGTAGCAAGGCTGCTAAAAGGCGTAAGTCTTATTGCGCAAGATCTCTTGGGCAGTTAAAGAAAAGCTCTGCTAAAACTAGAAACGATCCTAATTCGAGAATTAGGCAAGCAAGAAGAAGGTGGAAGTGCTAATGGCAAAAAAATCATCAACCCCAAGCAACGTAACTAACCCTAGCTTATATTCAAGAGTAAAGTCTGAGGCCAAAAGTAAGTTTGACGTTTATCCGTCTGCTTACGCTAATGCCTGGCTGGTAAAAACTTATAAAAAACGCGGCGGCGGTTACAAAGGCGCAAAAAAAGCAGAAGGAGGCGAAGTGAGTAATAAAGATTTAAGACCGGTGCCAACTGGCAATAAAGGCCTAGGTAAACTACCTACCAAAGTTCGTAATAAAATGGGATTTATGAAAAACGGTGGCAGTGTACAGCTCCAGGCTAGAGGTTGTGGCGCAATTATGAACAGCAAGCGCAAACCTACAAAAGTTCCTAGAAGTTAAAATTATGGCCATAAGCAGAAGTAGCATTGGCAAATCAATAAGCAAGGGATCTAAACCAAAAGGTGGATTGACCAAGTGGTTTAAAGAAGATTGGGTTGACATAGGATCCAAGAAAAAAGGCGGCGGCTATGCAAAGTGTGGCAGATCTAAACAAAAAGCAGACGCCAAAAGAAAATACCCAAAATGTGTACCAGCTGCAAAAGCTGCAAGCATGAGCAAATTACAAATTAAATCTGCAGTCAGCAGGAAAAGAGCAAAGAAACAAGGGGTAGGCGGCAAGCCTACAAACGTTAAAACTTTTGCCGCTAGAGGTGGTAAGATAATCAAAAGATCTAACATAGGTCTTTACGGAAGATAATAGGAGTAATTATGAAAGGTAAAGGAACTAAGTACATGGCTAAGGGTGGAAAAACTACTAAGTACATGTCTAAAGGCGGTCGTTTAGGATATGGTGGAAACAAAGTTGATCCAATGTCTAGGAAACAAAGTTTTATAGACAGTAAAGATAGCGGTCTAAGAAATGTTGGACGACAAGCTGAAAGAGAGTTAGGTCTTAGAATAAGCAGAGGTCCTGGCATGAAAGCTGGTGGTCCTGTAGGTTCTATGTTTCCTTCTATGCAAAAAGCTATGAAGGGTACTAAGTACATGGCTAAAGGCGGAGCTGCTTTACAATCTGAAATGAAAGCAAATCCAGGTTTTAGTAACATACCAAAATCTGTAAGAGATAAACTGTAAAAATATAATAATTAAATATAGTGGCGTATTTAATATCAAATATCCCGCAGTTCAAATGCTGGGTAAGAAAAGAGTTTACAGCTAATCATTCCAATTACCATGGCGAGTATTTGCACGCTTTGGTTATTGCGGTCAATACAATTCCAGATAGATCTCTTTCATTCCAGGTGGTTTTTACTGGCTGTGAAATAGATGACATGGAAGATGAGCCAAACGTACATGGCGGTGCTATGTGGGCCCGGATGCCAATAGAGGCTCTGGTAGCAGACATACCGTTAGAAGACTGGCCAGAACCCATGGAAGATCATTTGGCCCAACCCTGGGACTGTCTAAGTCATCATCATTCGGTTATAACCATGGATCGTGTCAGTTCTTCTCCGTGGATCTGCAAAATAGGTGGCGAGTTTTACACAGGCAAATATTTGTTTACTGTGGATTACACAGAAAATTCAATAGCAGACGATCCGGCTCAACATAAACAATCACATGTGTTATATTTAACGGACGCTGGTGAGTACACTGGAAATTTTGTAGCATTACCTAATAATAGAGTAAGAGCAACAAACCCTGCTTTGTGGCGTGTAGGCGAAGGGGCACCGGATTTCATGCCCTCGCAATGGACACATTCAGCGGAACAACATGAGAGCTATATGGATCCAAACATAACGTTTAACAATCTATACGCTCCGGGAGAAGAAGATGGCGACATCGAACAGTAAAAACTTTGAACCAGATGTAGCAGAATACATAGAAGAGGCTTTTGAGCGTTGCGGCTTAGAGCTAAGAACTGGTTACGATCTTAAAACAGCCAACAGAAGTCTGAATCTTATGTTAGCCGAATGGGCCAACAGAGGTTTAAATCAATGGACCATTGCACAAAAAACAGTGGCCATGGTAAAAGACACCACGTCTTACAACATTGACAGTACCAACAGCACAGCACCGATTGACGTACTAGATGTATTTATTAGAGAAACTGTCGGCTCTGAGTCAACAGATCTGCCCATGACCAGGTTAAGCAGAGCTGAGTATTCTCACATTGTTACTAAATCAACCACAGGAAAACCAAATCAATTTTTTATCAATAAGCAGCTGTCACCGACTATTACAGTTTGGCCTGCTCCAGATAAGTCCAGTGCTTATACGGTTTACATGAATGTATTAACCAGAATGGATGACTCAGATGCAGCAACCAACACCCTGGACATGCCTTTTAGGTTTTATCCTTGCTTGGCCGCAGGCCTGGCATATTACATATCTTTAAAAAGAGCGCCAGAAAGAACCGCTATGTTAAAAGGTTTGTATGAAGAAGAGTTTACCAGGGCCTTATCCACCGATGAGGATAGAGCCTCATTTAGAATATCTCCAGATATTCGGAGTTACAACAACCCATAATGGCATTTGCATCTGGTAAACATGCCTACGGTATTTGTGACATCACAGGGTTTCGCTATAAGTTAAAGGACATGAAGAAAACTTGGGACGGACTCCTGGTGGGCCCAGATCAGTTTGATCCTAAGCATCCACAAATTATGCCTCGGCCCGCACCACTAGATCCGCAGGCCATAAGAAATGCAAGGCCAGAAAAACCTACAGACAATAATTTCTTTGTGGTTTACTCAAACGTGGGCGATGGAAAACTAGGATCTCAGCTTACAACTTTTAATATAAGTGCTAATATAGGATCAGTTACGGTAACAACAACATGAGTTTTACATATTCAACATTAAAAACAGCGGTCCAGGATTATCTGCAAGTTTCTGAAACGACCTTTACCAATCAACTACCAACTTTTATCCAGGAGGCTGAAAACAGAATATTTAAACTTGTTCAGCTGCCGAAACAAAGAAAGAATGTCCAGGGATCTCTTTCTACCAATAATAGGTTTTTGGCTACACCAACAGATTTCTATGCCCCATTTAGTCTTGCGGTTATCAGCAGCGATACTTACGACTACTTAGACTTTAAACATTCATCGTTTGTAAAAGAATATGCTCCTACCAGCACAACCAGGGGCCAACCAAAATATTATACTTTGTTTGATGATACGGCGTTTGAGGTAGCACCTGTACCAGACGCAGACTATACGGTAGAATTACATTATTTATATAAACCAGTCTCTTTAACGAGTGGTAGTGACAGCGGTACAACATTTTTGTCTACGGATTATCCAGACGCATTGTTGTACGGCACGTTAGTAGAAGGCGCAGTTTTCTTAAAGGAACCGCTAGATGTCGTTGGCCAGTTCGAGGGACGCTTTAAGGAGGCGGTAGCTAGAATGAAAACTCTATCAGAAGGTCGTGGCACACGAGACGAATATAGATACGATTTATTACGCACCGGCGTAAATTAGTGATCGAATTAACAAAAGAAGAAAATCAAAACACACCCCAAGAATCCCTAGAAGGCAAAAAGGTTGCAATCGTTGGCCTAGGGATTAGCCAGGTTGATTTTGCTATTGGCCTGCAAAATGGCCGTGAATGGGATGAGGTCTGGTGCATCAACTCTGCCGGGGCAACTTACCCGTGCGATAAAATATTTATGCTGGATCCAGCGAGTCGTTTTTTTGATAGTACCGATGCTGGTTTACAAACCAATGTAATGACAAGTTTACTTAGCAACACAGATGTACCGGTTTTTACCTGCGAGCTTGACGAGAGAGTAAAGAACCCCGTTATGTTTCCAATTAACGAGGTTTGCAATGCTACCAAATGCGCTTACTTAAATAACACGGTTGCTTATGCAATAGCTTACGCTTTGTGGAGCAAGGTTGGCAGAATAGATCTATTTGGCATAGATTTTTCATACAAAGAAAACATGCACTTTGCCGAGGCGGGCCGAGCATGTGTTGAGTTTTGGATCAGCAAGTGCATGGAAAACGACATATTGGTAGGTATGAGTGGCAGATCTACTGTCCTAGACTCAAACGTACCAGCAACAGAAAAACTCTATGGTTTTCATAGATTAGAAAAACCATTGGTTGCAATACCCCATGAAGGCAAGTTTATTATTGGCCCTTACGATGAAATAAACAAAGAGTTAGAAAAGCAAGGTTTAAAAATAAATGAGGATGTAGCTCCACCAGAGCCATACAAAGGATGAACGTTGACGGACTATTTGAACTAGGACAAATTTCAGTGCATGCCACAGAGAATGGTGGCCACCCACCAGAATTTTGGGCAGCACAAGCAACCAAGAAAATTTGTGACATTTCAGACAATGCACCAGAGCATGTAAAACAGCAGGCTCTCGCTTTCCAAAAACAAGTTTATGATGTAATCTTACATAGTATTAAAAATGCAATAGAGTCTAAAAATACAACTCTAGTGAATTTGTTAAAAAAACAAGGTCAGAGTGACATGGCTGATATTATTAAGGAGCTATAAGATGGCAATTACATCGGCAATATGCACAAGTTTTAAACAAGAACTTTTGGTTGGAACACATAACTTTACTAACAGCAGCGGCAATTCTTTTAAATTAGCGCTCTACACGTCTTCGGCAACTTTGGGTGCTGGCACTACAGCTTTTACCACAACTGGGCAAGCATCTGGGACCAATTACACATCTGGCGGTAGCGCTTTGACAAATGTTACTCCCGTTGCCTCTGGAACCACTGCAATCTGTGATTTTGCAGATTTAACATTTAGTAATGCGACTGTGACTGCTAGAGGGTGCATGATTTATAACGACACCAACAGCGATAAAGCAGTTTGTGCTATTGATTTTGGTGGCGACAAGACATCTACCGCAGGTGATTTTACGATTGTTTTCCCAGGCGCAACAGCTACAGGTGCAATTATAAGATTGGCTTAATTAAATTTCTATTATGGTAGAATTTAAAAATGCCACTCACCAAAGTTAATTTTAAACCAGGGATCAATAAAGAGGAGACTGACTACTCAAACGAGGGTGGTTGGGTAGACGGCAACTTTATTCGGTTCAGAAAGGGCCGCGTTGAAAAAATAGGTGGCTGGGAAAAATACAGAACCAGCTCTCTTGTTGGATCTCCTAGAGGTTTGCATGCCTGGATTGCATTAGACGGCTCTGAATATCTTGGCATAGGCACAACCAACAAATACTATATTGAAAACGGTAACGTCTATTATGATGTTACTCCGATTCGCAGATCCTCAACAAATTCAACTACATTCGGGGCCACCAATGGATCCTCAACCATAACAGTAACAGAAACAGGACATGGAGCTGTCAATGGTGACTTTGTTACTTTTTCAAATGCAGTATCTCTAGGCGGCTTAGTAACTGCCGTGGTTTTAAACCAAGAATATCAAATTAGCCTGGTCACTGGGACCAATACTTTTGAGATTACGGCTAAAGATACGGACGGCGTAACGGTAACAGCTAACGCAAGTGACTCTGGTAACGGTGGATCTGCGACCGATGCTGTGTATCAAATTAATTCTGGCCTGGATGTTTATGTCGATAGCACTGGTTGGGGTGTAAGCACCTGGGGTGCAGGCGGCTGGGGTTCTGCTACAGCATTGAGTGATACCAACCAGCTTAGATTGTGGACACACGATAACTATGGTGAAAACTTAATTATCAACCCACGCAATGGTGGTATTTACAGGTGGCTCGAAAGTAATGGCGTGTCTACAAGGGCCCAAGAGCTATCTGGTATCTCTGGAGCCAACAAAGTGCCGACTAAGGCTTTACAAGTAATAACCTCTGAAACAGACAGACATTTAATTGTTTTAGGCGCAGACCCTTTAAGCGGTGGCTCAAGAACTGGCGTGATAGATCCAATGTTGATTGCATTTAGCGATCAAGAAAACGAATTGGAGTTTGAGCCACTGAATACCAACTCTGCTGGATCTTTGCGTTTATCAAGTGGATCTTCAATTATTGGTGGCATTAAATCTAGGCAAGAGGTTTTAATCTGGACAGACACATCTTTATACAGCATGCAGTTTATCGGGCCACCACTTACTTTTGCAGTCAACCTAATTAATGAAGGCGCTGGCCTCATTGGGCCCAAGGCGTTTGCGAATGGCCCAAACGGCGTTTTCTTTATGTCAAAAAATGCTTTTTACTTTTACAACGGCTCGGTCAAAAAGCTGCCTTGTTCGGTGCAAGATTATGTATTCGGTGATTTGGATGTCAGCCAGGCGTTTAAATGTTTTGCTGGCCTCAACGAAGAGTTTTCTGAGATATGGTTTTTCTATCCATCCAACACAGATAACACGGATGAGATCTCAAGATATGTGATTTATAACTATGAAGAAAACTCCTGGAGCATAGGAACCTTAGAAAGATACTCCTGGCTTAATTCTGGCATTAATGAAAAGCCACTAGCAGCGGGTGAATCAAGCGACACTAAATATATTTACGAACACGAAAAAGGTGCTAACAATGACAGCAGTTCCATGGATAATGTGTTTATAGAATCTGCCGACATAGATATGACGGACGGCGAGAGCTTTGTGTTTCTTAAAAAAATAATTCCGGACATACTGTTTCAAACAGAAACAGGCACAAGTCCGACACCAGCTGTAAACGTTGTGGTTAAAAGAAGAGACTTTAATGGCCAGTCTTTATCAACCGATTCAACCACACAGATAGGCACATCAAGCACTTTTTCAAGTTTAAGAACCAGGACAAGGCAATTTGTATTGCGCTTTGAATCCGATGACGATAACAGTGAATCAGACAGAAAAGATTTTAAATGGAGGTTGGGAGACACTCGCTTAGACATACAACCATCTGGACGTAGATAATGGCTAAGTTACTACCGACAAGACTGCCGCAAGCACAAGGGTCAGAGGTAACTGTCGATACTTTCAACCGTTTAATAAGAATTTTAGAAATAAACCTGGGTGCAGTAGACTTAGATGTTACAAAAGGCTACACAAATACCGAGCTTGGCGAATTGCAATTCGCTACAGGCTCGATTATATTTAACACTACAACAGAGGTTCACCAGGCTTTTGATGGAACAGAATTTAGAAACCTGTATGAGCACCAAACTTATGTGACCGGAGTTTCTGCTACAATGAGCATAGGTGCAGTTACAGTAACAATAGGATAGATATGTCAATAAGCGAAGATTTACAAACAAGACTAAGTGGTTTAACACAAGGCCCAAACCCTGCTCCACGCAGAATCTCTAATAGGGAAATGGAATTAATGCGAGAAACTAATCCCATGGCTGGCATGATGGGTTCTCCAAGCCAAGGTTTTTACACCGATGATCCAGCTAATATTATCCAGCTAAGCGATGGGCAAAATACATTAGCCTTAAGAGAGAACGACCCCAGAATAAATAAATTAATTGAAGAGGGGTATCGTATGGTGCCATCGCCTTCAACTAATATTGATGTTGGTCCAACCAAAGGAGCTATCTCAAACAGAGAAATGGAGTTGTTTAGAAATGCTAGTCCAAGATTGCAAGATGGTTCTCCATTACCTTCAGGAATGGTTCCAAACATGATGCAAACTATGGAGTTTAGAGATATTAACCAAGATGGTAAGGAAGATAGAGGTCAAGGTATGTACAGGCAAAGTGACTTAGTTCCTGAAAGTTCTCAAGGAGCCATATCAAACAGAGAAAGACAGATGTTTAATGATGCTGTTCCTAGCATGGGAACTATGGGTGGTGGTAGAGCACCTATATCTGACCAAGAAAGACAGATGTTTATGGATTCTATTCCAAGACAAACAGACGAAACCCAACAAGCTATTGATACTTTACAACAAGAACTCCAAATGACCACTGATCCTGAAGAAGCTGAAGGATTGGGTCAAATGATTCAAAAACTTTTAGTACAAACTAGAGCACCTTTTAGCGATATGGCAAAAGAGCTTGCACAGTTAGGTGGTGGTGAAGACACCATGCTTGCTCATTTGCGACCAGGAGAAATAGTTTTACCTCCAGAGATGATGGAGGATCCAGAATTTGAAAGCATGGTTGAAACCAAGTTTAATCAATTAGGCATTAACCCAGAACAGGCTGTAGCTGGTATTGGTATAGCCAGTCTCAATGAATCAACTGGTTTAGAACAATTTGGTTTCTTTAAAAAAATTGGTAAAAGCCTTAAAAAAGTAGTCAAAAAAGTAGCACCGTTAGCAGTCTTTGTGCCAGGTATTGGTACAGCTCTAGGTGGTGTTTTGGGTGGACTTGGTAGTGCAGTGACATCTGGGTTGGGCAGCATAGGATTGGGTGGAGTAGGTAGTGCATTAGGTAGCGCAGGTAGCGCTCTTGCTGGCGGGATTGCAAATCTCGGTATACCAGGAGTTTCATCTATTGCAGGTGGTACAGCTGGAGGTTTTGGCGGTATTACGAACGCATTGACTACTAGATCTGGATTATTCGGTGGCGGTCCTTTATCTGGACTTCTTGGTGGTGGTCAACAACCTACCATTGAAGAAATAGGATCAGCTGATCCAACAACACAAGTCAGAATTGACAGACTAAGATCAGAGGGTATGAGTGATGCACAAATTATGCAAAACCTACAACAATCTGGCATGGTTCCACAGCAATCTGGTGGCGGTAACTTTTTAAGTAATTTAGTCAGCGGCCCTGGTGCAGATGGCAGAGGTAATTTTGGTGCCGTAGGTGATTTTCTCGGTGGAGGCTTTGGCGGAGCTGGTGGTCAAGGTGGTGGACTAGGCGGCTTGGCAGGAATGGCAGGAGCCGGAGCTTTAGCTGCTAGTTTGGGCAAGCTCGCTTACAATGAGGCCAAAGATGCAAAAGGCGTATCACTTTCACCTGTTGTAGCCATGGACGCTACTGGCAGATACAACCTTGAGGCCGAGATGGCCAGAAGAATGGGCCAACAAGCGCCAAACCCAGTTGAGTTTGGTTTACTGCCCGAAAACACTATTCCAGAATTATCTGGAGGCAAGCCAAGAGAACCACAACCTATGATGTATGGCGGATCTGTTATGCCGATGGCTTATGCCGATGGCGGCAACGTGGCCATGGAAGATTTTGAAAGAAAAAACGGTTTTATTGACGGACCAGGCACAGAGACAAGCGATGATATACCGGCCATGTTAAGTGACGGTGAGTTTGTAATGACAGGCCAAGCAGTCAGAGGCGCTGGTTCTTTTGATATGAATAACAACCAAGGCATCCTTACATTGACTCCGAACGGCGGTCCAGATAGAGAAAATGGAACCGAGCTTATGTACCAACTAATGGAGGCTTTTAGCGGGCAAGCACGTCCTGCATAAAGAAATTATATGAGCGAAATACGTTTTAATCCAATAACAGGCGAACGAGAGATTATTGATCCAAGAGGAGGCCCAAGAGGAGGTCGCAGACCAAATATCGGTAGACCAATATTAAAACGACCCGAAATTTTAGTTCCTCCAACAAAACTACCATCAAATATATTGGCTGGTATAGGCAACATTCCTGGTTTAAATTTAGATTTTTCTAAGTTGCCCAAGAACATAGATTTCAGTAATTTAGATCCAAGAGCTATTAATGCTAATCCGCAAGGCTTTCAAGACATGATCGAACGAGCGAGAGCTCAAGAAGGACTACAAGGATCTTTAGGCGGTCCTATGGAGTTTGGTGAGGCTAGAAAAAGAGCAATAATGACTGGTAGTCCTATGCCAAAAATGGAGGATTATGATATGTCTCCATTAGGACCACGCATCGGTAACGATAAAAGAGTTATACCTTTGCCACCTCCTGAAGCCTTTCAAGGCAGGATAGAACAGGCTAATCAACAAGAAGACTTTCCTATATTCGGTGGTCCAGCACAAGGACCAGCTCCAGACTTTTCAACCTTGCCAAAGGGCACAGATCCGGGCGGACGATTTTTTACAAACCCTAACGGCGAAAGTATGTACCAACCGCCAATGCCAACACTAGCTCCTGGTGCGGTCGGCAACATGATGATGCCTCCTCCTATTAATTTAAGCACAGGCCAGCCAATCGACACAAGTTTACGGTCGCTAGGACCCGATCAAGCACCGCAAATGCCAAGCAGACCAAGTATTCCAGGTATGGGTTCTCCAGGCGGAACTCCTGGATTTTATGACAAAATAATGCCAACTGCACCTGCACCTGCACCTGTACAAACTACTGCACCTGCACCTGCACCTTATACCGGTGCCGGTTATGATGCTTTCGGTGAACAACCTTTTGTCAGCTCAGTCAACAGAGTCGAAAGCGGATTAGATCCATTAACCAAGCAATTATTATTCGGTTTAGACGGTAAAGGTGGATTTATACCAGGAGCCATGAGAGCTGCTGAGAAGGTTTTTTATGACGATGAGGGTAATCCTGTTGTTATTGAAGAAAAAGTTGCAGGATTAAGTCCAGATCAACTTAGAGCGCAAGAATTAGCCAGAGAAGGTGTTGGCATACAAGATTCTTACTTACAAGGCGCACAAGACGCTTATGGCCGGGGTGTTTCTGCTTTAGAAGCAGGTTTGGGCCGCGCAAGAGGATTCGCCGAACAAGGACTCGATGCAACCAGAACAGGACTCGATAGTTTAGAATCTGGTTTATCACAACAAGAAATGATCTCCAGAGGAGCCACTGGCGACTTTGGTACACAATTAGGTGGCATAGCTGGTAGAGGCATAGGTGCTACAGACAGATTTGGTAGAAGACTCGGTGGTGTAGAAGGTATGGCAAGAGGAGCTGCTGATACCTTCGGTACACAATTAGGTGGCATAGCTGGTAGAGGCATAGGTGCTACAGATCAGTTTGGTAATCGTCTAGGTGAGTCTGAGAACCTTTTAAGAGGTACTACTGGTGCTTACAATCCTTCTCTAACATCACAGTTTTACAATCCTTTTGAACAGCAAGTAGTAGAACAAACTATCAGCGATATTTTAGAGCAAGGCGACAAAGCAGAAGTCGCAGCCAGAGCGCAGGACATCGCCAGGGGCGGTGAATCAGCGTTTGGATCCAGGGCAAGATTAGGAGCCGCAGAGCGCCGTGAGGCGTTGGGTAGAGGTTTAGGTGAGGCTGTTAGTGGAATACGCGCAGGCGGGTTCGGTGAGGCTCAGAGACTAGGCTTGGGTGAGTTTGCGAGACAAAGACAAGCAGAACGACTTGCATCGTCTGGATTGGCTGGTTTATCGGGTCAAAGATTAGGTGCACAACAGGCTTTAGGTAGCCAACTAACTGGATTGGCTGGAGCTCAACTCGGTGCACAACAAAATTTAAGCAATCAATTATCTGGTTTAGCAAGTTCAGAGTTAGGTTCACAACAAGCTCTGGGCAGTCAGTTGACTGGTCTAGCTGGTCAACAGTTAGCAGCACAACAAGGCCTGGCATCTGGACTCGGATCTATTGGTACGCAAAGAATGGCTGGACAACAACAGTTAGCAAGTTCTTTGGGTGGACTTAGTAATCTTGAGGCCCAAATCGGACAACAGCAACAACAAGCTCAGTTTGGTTTAGGTCAAAGCATGCAAAACTTAGGCACACAAGCACAGGCTGCTAGAGCTGGCGATGTAAGTCAGCTGTACGGCATAGGCCAGCAACAACAAGCATTAGAGCAACAAAGATTAGATGCTGAAAGAAGAAACCAATTACAAGCACAGCAAGCTCCATTGGCTCAGTATCAGTCATTGATGCCATTTGTAGGTATGGCGCCAGCTGGACAGCAACAAACAGCAACAACATTTACGCCTCCGCCTAGTCCTTTACAGGCTGGTTTAGGTGTCGGTTTAAGTACCTTTGGCGCATTGGGCAACTTTATGAATCAAGGCCAGAGGGCAGTTTAGTGAGCAACCTAGTCAAAGATATTGATGTTTTCGCAAACGGTGGTGGTGTAGATCTAACTGATACAACCAACCAAATGTCTGAGCTAGGCAAAGCCATGATGACTCAGTTTAGCGATTACGACCAAAACTTAGAAAAATATCAAGAAAGATTGGCGCCTTTTGCTTATCAACCAAGCAAAATGAGCATCTATGATCTGGCTGCCGAACTCGGAGCTGGGTTACTCTCCACACCTAATACTGGCGGTGCCTCAGCTTACACCGGCTTAGGCGTTGGTTTTAACAGAGTTTCGGACAGATTGAGAGCTGCAAAAGCTGAAAATGAAAAAGCCAGGCAACAAATTGGTTTACAGGCTGCACAGATGGCCATGCAAGATGAAAAATCAGCTCTTGAATTTATTAAAGAATACGAATTAAAAAACCTAGATTACAAAAATAAACGTGGAGATCTTTTAACATTTGAATACACAGACGCAAATGGAGATGTTGTCCAGCAAACAGTAAGAGATAACGTTGCCAACGATGACATTATTGACACGCTTATAAACGATAGAGGAGCTGTTGAAGTAAAAACCCCTGGCAGCATAGTTAATGTTGGTGGCGACCAAAAGGTTTCAAAGAGAGACGAAGAGGCAATCAAAAGACAATATGCAGCGGAGGATGAAATCTTAGCCAAACAAAGAGCTGGTGTTTCTAGTGTTGCTAATGTAAACGAGGCCATTGCTATTGCTGAAAGACTGGGCCCAGAAAACTTTGGTACTGTAGCTAAGGCTACTTTATATCCTAGAAAATTATTAGATGGACTTGGTGTGACAGATGAAAACGCACAAAATATTTTGGGAGATCAAATTTTAATTAGCCAAATCTCTTTAGGTTTTACCATGGACATTGTAAGCAGAACCAAGGGTGCTATATCTAACCGTGAAATGGAAATGTTTGAAAGAGCGTCACCGGGCCTTGGGTCTAACTACAACGGTTTTATGAAACAGGCCGAGTATTTAAAAAGAGTTGCGCAAAGAGATGTTGATTTCTTTAACGCTTATACAGAAGAAGCTGACAGGCTAGAGGCTTTAGAAGATGCTGGTGAGTTGCGAGCCTCGCAGGTAAAAAGAAAATTAGATAAGTTCGAGGGCGATTGGTACAACGAAAACCTAATATTTAGCAAGGAAGAATTTGCAGAATTAGAGAAAATAGCAAAAGGCAATTACACGGATGAGGCTGGAATTACTTACACAACCCCAGAAGGGTTTAATGCAGATGAGTGGAGAAAAAAATACCGCGAAGGACAAGAGGCAAGTGGTGAACAAAAGTCTTCTTACACATTAGGTAAAACTCCTGCAATAGATTCTTTAAATAGAAAAAGACAACAAATACAAGCAAGAACAGATTTTACACCCGAGCAAAAAGAAACCCTGTTAGCGGCAATTGACAGCCAAATTAAGGCACTACAATGAGCCAGCCAAGTTACGAAGACCTCATGCAAGACATCAACAAAACTGGTGAACTTGGTTTAGCGCAACAAAAAGAACAAGATAATTACACTATAAGAAAAGCTAAGTCACATTTATTTTTTGATGATGATACAAGAATAGATTTTTTGGCAAGCGAACGTTTCCCTGGAGATCCTATGGGATCTATGAAATACGTCAACATTGATGGCGATTTGTATTACCAAAATCCTAACGGCGAAAAGGTTTTTAACGGTGCTAAGTACACAAAAGAGTTTCCCAACAATGAGGCTGTCGGTTTTTTTGGTGACAAACTCGTACCAAACTTAGTTCCAGCCTCAACTTTTGTAGCTGATGTTGGAGGCGGTATGGCTGGCGCAAAAGCTGGATTTAAAACTGGCCTGCGAATACTTGCAAACCCAGCAAATCCTTTAAACAAAAATCCTTTTACTGCTGGAGCTGTTTTGTTGGGATCCACAGCGATTGGTGGTTTTGGTGGTAATTATTTTTTTGGCGGCCTAGCTCGAACCGGGAGAGAGGCAACAATAGATCAGTTTTACAGCCTGCCACCGGAAGAAATTGCAGCTGCACACAACGATCTTTTGGTTTCGTCTGCATTTTCGTTAATACCTTTTGGCCAAGGATCTGTTGGCACTGCTAAATTGTTAAATGTTTTTAACAAAGAACCAGACGCTTTAAGATACTTAGTCGAGCTAAGGGGCACCACGGATGAAACTATACAAGAGGCAAAAAGACTTGGTTTTGACTTAACGCCTGCTCAAGCAGATCAAATTGGTAGTAGAGCTGCTGATTTACAATATTTTTTAAGTAGACAGCCAGACGCAAGACAAATTACACAATTTTATGACAGCCAGGCAACACAAATATCTGAGGCTATACAAGTTTTTGCCGATGAGATAGGCTCACAATCTGGAAGAATTGCTGGCGATGTAAATGAAAGAATTGTTGACACAAGTAAAAAGGTGCTTGATGAGCTGGCTAGAAGAAGAAAAGAAAGAGCTACTAGGTTATACAACATACTTAAAGAGGCTCCGGAGGGTATCAAGGTCAATAACTTGGATTCTGTTATAGATCTTATAGACAGCAAAATAGCTGGTGAAGTTTTAGATGAATCTGGAAAATTAATAAGAGTGGTTGAACCTGCTGAAACAACAGTCAAAAATTTAGAAAAATTCAAAAAAATATTTTACAAAGAAGACGGTACCTTAGTTGATGATCTTATGGAGCTAGACGCAAGAAGAACCACGGAAATGAAACAGTTAGCGTTAAAACTCCAGGGCAAAGGCACTGGGGATGCTGGAACTATTTTTGGCATCATGGACAACATGACTTCTTTAATGGATGAGGCTGCTCCCATGTATAGACAGGCTAGAAGAGTTTATGACCCTAACAAACCTGCTTTACAGTTAATTGAAAAAAGTGCAATCGGCAAGTTTGGTAAAATAATGACAGATAAGCAAACAGCAACCGCCATGAAGAATTTGTTTGATCCCAATGTTTCTACAAAATCTTTAAGAAACGCAAAAAGAATTTTAAAGACCGCAGATCCAGAACTATTTAAAGACATAAAAAAACAGTTTATTTTAGATCAATACGATAAATTTTTTAGAGCTGAGGCCTTGCAAAAAGGTATGCCTCAATTACAAAAGTATTTTGGCAGCAATAGAGTTAAAGATATGATGCAAGAAATGTTAGAGCCAGAAGAATTTGCAAACTTATACAAAATGAATGAGCTTATGGGTATGGCTTTTAAAATACCGACTTCTGGTTCTGCAACTCAACCACTTACTGAGACGGCAGGTCAGTTAGCTTATGAAGGCTTAAAAGGTAAAACTAAGGCGGCCCAGCTCGCAATGGCTTTGATAAATTTGCCAGGAAGAATATTTCAAGGAAAATTTGGTGAAGAGGTTGTAGGAAGAATAGCCAAAGATCAACAGCAGGGTTACTTAAATGTTCTTACAGATCAACTGCTTGCAGATCCAGATGCAGCAAAATCATTGGATGAGGTTTATAACTTTTTTAACACCAATGAGTTTATGATAAAACAAATGGGTTTAAGAGGTGGCGCTGAGGGTTTTGAAAACTTAACTGAGCCAAGCGTTCAACCATATACAGGAGGCGATCAGCCTGCCGAGCAACAAAGCTATGAAAGTATATTACAAGAAATAAATTCTTTAAGTTCAGAGCCAGTGGCTATGAATACGACTCAACAAGTGGGAGGTTCCGAGCTTTCCATACCAGAAATGACATCTTCAACAATATTGCCAAATGAAATGGATCGAGAGATTGCTATGAGAAAATCTGGTATTGGTTCTTTAGTCTAAGGACTCGGTGGCCTGGATCATGGCCCCAACAACTTCATAATCTAATTCATATCCCATGTGGGATTCATCGTTGAGGACTATCTCCAGGTTTCTGGATATAAGTCTTAACAACGCGGCCTGTTGATGCAAGGTAAGTCTGCTGAACAGCTCAATGACTTCCGGCGCCTCAAGCACAGGTTTATAAGATTGAGGTTTAGTTTTTTGGGACATAATGTTTTTAAACATTAGATCTTAACAGTAGATCCAGGACCTTCAACGGCAACCCTGTGCTCTTCTCTTGCAAAAGAATCATGCTTTTTTAACCTTGCATGTTCTTTTTCAATTAAAACTTTTAGCTGATCTATTTTGGATCTGCGTTCCATATCGCATATTTCTTGCAGAAGATCATAAGTTTTAACATCTACTGCCAAACTTTTTCTCATTTTATTATTTTCGGTGTGTATATCCATGGACGAATTGTATACGCTTTTGCACATATATACAATTAATTATTAAAAAATGTATGATAAACTAATTCACCATGTATAAGCTAAAAAATTATCTTCTCAGCATGCAATCCCACTGGATGATTAACCAGGCAACCTATGATGCTGTCCAGGAGACAATCCCTTTGGTTGCAAAATATGTTGCAGCTAACGGCAT